AAAATGCCCGGTTCAAACATTAAAAAAATCTAAAATGGCAAGAAGAAAAAGAGCAGAACAACCAATCGGTGTTGGTATTACCACTCGTCAAGCAAAGCGTAAAAAACCTTTAAGTGGTGAATATCTTGTAGATATTGACCCACTTACAGAGAATCAAAAGAAACTTTTTGATTCTTATGCCGCTCAAAAACATTTAGTTGCCTACGGGTGTGCCGGTACTGGCAAAACTTTTATCACTCTTTATAATGCTCTTCGTGAAGTCTTAGATGAAAAAACACCTTTTGAAAAAATCTATCTTGTTAGGTCATTAGTTGCCACAAGAGAAATTGGATTTCTTCCCGGTTCTTATGATGATAAGTCTGATATTTACCAGATTCCTTATAAGAATATGGTAAAGTATATGTTCCAACTTTCAAATGATGTTGAATTTGAGATGCTCTATGGAAATCTTAAGTCTCAAGAAACCATTAAGTTCTGGAGCACCTCATTCTTAAGAGGAACCACACTTGATAATTCTATTATTATTGTGGATGAGTTCCAAAATATGTCATATCACGAACTAGATTCTATTATCACTCGTGTTGGTGAGAACTCAAAGATTATGTTCTGTGGAGATGCGTCTCAGAGTGACCTTCAGAAAACAAATGAGCGTAATGGTATTGTTGATTTTATGACCGTATTGCGTAAAATGCCATCTTTTGATATAATTGAATTTGGTGTCGAAGATATTGTTCGATCTGGATTAGTTAAAGAATACATCATTGCAAAAATGGACGCGGGTTTTTAATGTTTAATCATATTGATTTGAATCTCCCTCAACTTGAGAGAGAAACTATAGATGGTGTTCGATATTATAAAGTTCCGGACGAGGAAGATCTTTTAAAGTTAGTTTCTATTACTTCAGTTACTAGTCATATTAATCGTGAAATTTTTATCAACTGGCGAAAAAAGGTTGGTGAGGCGGAAGCTGAGAAGATTACTAAGGCAGCTACTTCTCGTGGCACAGATATGCACTCTCTTGTGGAGAACTATCTTAAAAATCAAGATCTACCGCCAGTTACGCCGATTGCGGATTTTCTTTTTAAAATTGCGAAGAAAGATCTAAAGCGTATAAATAATATTCATGCGCTTGAAGGTTCTCTTTATAGCAAACAACTAGGAATTGCTGGAACCGTAGATTGTATTGCCGAATTTGATGGCGAATTAGCAATAATCGATTTTAAGACTTCTAAAAAACCAAAACCAAGAGAATGGATTGAACATTATTTTGTTCAGTGTATGGCATATGGTTGTATGTTATATGAATTAACTGGTATTTCAGTTAAAAAATTAGTAATTATTATGTCTTGTGAAAATGGAGAAACCGTTATTTATGAAGAATATGAAAAATCAAAGTACATCAAACTCCTCACAGAGTATATTAGAAAATTTGTTAGAGATAAACTTGAACTCTATGGAACCAAATAAAGAATTAGAGCAGGCAATCGAGAATAAGTTTCTTACACCCTCCAAGTTTGCCATAGAAATAGAAAAAATAGTTACGGAAGAAAACTGTAACTATATTGATGCCATTTGTCATTATTGTGAAATTAATGGTATTGATGTTGAGTCTATCACCAAACTAGTTTCTAAACCTCTTAAAGAAAGATTAAAGTATGATGCGATTAATCTTAACTTTATGAAGAGAACCTCTAAAGCTAAATTGCCTATCTGATGTCACCCTTTGAAACTTATCAGGCATATTTGGGTATTAAGAACCACTTTTCTAATCCCAAATATGATTACTTTAAATATAAAAAGACAAGAGCAACACTCACATCATTTAATAAAAGAAAAGACAAATATTGGTTCGAGAAATCTTCAAGAAAGTATGATGACAAAGAAATAGTAGACTTCCTTGTATCAAACTTCGTGGCAGCAGACAATACGAGTAATTTATGGATTGGCGAAATTATCAATTCTGGCGAAAGAAACTACCAAGAATGGATGAAAAGGCAGCAGAGTCTGACTTACTTATTCAAGGAGCAATCAACAGAATTGTTCTCTCGGACAAAATTAGAGAATGTCTTCGACTGCTCGAAAGGTCATCCAATTCTTCTCAAAACATTTCTAAAAAGTGAATTGGCACCTGAAATAATGGTAATTTATGATACAATATTCTCATATATTAGTGAGTTTGATAAAAAACTTCTGGACCCGGTGTGGGAAACCGTAAGTATGAAAATAAAGAAATATAAACCTTTTATACATATTGATATATTCCAGTACAAAAAACTTTTACGGGACATTATAAATGAGTAGTTTTTTTGATTCTGATATTATTCAGGATGAACTAAAAGAAATTAATCAATTGCAAGAAGACATCTACGGAAGTATTTTGTCTTTTGGTTTGATGCCCCGTGAAGAGAAGCTGGAACATATTGATAAACTGAGTGAATTGCTCGAAAAGCAGCGTATTATGTACACCAGACTTTCTCTTTCAAACGACCCACAAGCGGTTGAAATGAAAGAGAATTTGAGAAAGTCCGTTGCTCTGATGGGATTTCCCCCAGAGACTGATATGAGCATTCTTTTCAGTAGTATGACAAAAACCATTGAGTCGCTCAAAAAGTATCTTGACTGATGAGTGCTTTTTTGCTATAATATCCAAGTAATCACACGAATCCAAACTATCCGAGGTATCTAAAATGGGTTTTGCCGACCTTAAAAAACAATCTAAACTTGGCTCTCTCACCGATAAACTGGTGAAAGAAGTCGAAAAAATGAATAATTCTGGTAATTCTTCTGATGACCGTCTTTGGAAACTTGACGTTGATAAAAGTGGCAATGGGTATGCCGTCATTCGTTTCCTGCCTGCTCCTGATGGTGAAGACCTGCCATTCGTTAAAGTCTATTCTCACGCTTTCCAGGGTCCTGGTGGTTGGTTGATTGATAACTGCCTGACTACACTGAATCAAAAGTGTCCTGTGTGTGAGCACAACTCCGGTCTTTGGAACTCTGGCATCGATGCTAATAAGGAAGTTGCACGTAAGCAAAAGCGCAAACTGACTTATATGAGCAATATCTATGTTGTAAAGGACCCTACTAACCCTGAGAATGAGGGTAAGGTTTTCCTCTTCAAGTATGGTAAGAAAATTTTTGACAAACTCACCGAAGCAATGCAACCCGAGTTTGAAGATGAGACTCCTATCGATCCGTTTGACTTCTGGAAAGGTGCTAATTTCAAACTGAAGGCAAAGAACGTTGCTGGTTATCGTAACTATGATTCCAGTGAATTTGCCTCTCAGAGTGCTCTACTGGACGATGATGATGCAATGGAAGCAATCTGGAAGAAGCAGTATTCTCTCCAGGAGTTTATGAGTCCTGCCGAATATAAGTCCTATGAAGATCTCAAAAAGCGCCTTGATTATACTCTTGGTCTGAAAGGTTCTTCTAAGGTTCAGGACGCTGAAGTTGAAGATGAAGATGATTATCGTGGAACTGCCCCTTCTCTGACTGAAGACCTGCGTAGCGAACTCAATAATCTCAAACCTTCAAAATCTGTTTCTTCTGATGATGAAGATGAAGATGATACACTCTCTTACTTTGCCCGTCTTGCTGAAGAGTGATTAAATAAACGCCGTTATAGAAAGCTGCTTCGGCGGCTTTCTGGCAAAACTCTAATCTGTAAAATTATGCCAGAGTTGAATTTGTATTTTCTGTTTTAATTAATCGATCATTAATATATTGAGAAGATTTAGTGTAAAGCATAATTTCTCGACTATCATTCAGGAATTGTTGAATATATTCATTTCTTAAAATATAAATTAAACTTTTTTCACTATTTAATCTAGTTTCATATTCGTAATTAGTAATTGCAATTCCGGGAGTTTTTGTAATAACGTTATTTAAATTCTCGTCAAAATATGAAACTTCAAAATCTTCATCTACAATTTCTCCTGCTGGAAAAATTAAATTGTTTTTAGAATCTCGTACCTCTTCACTTTCATAAAATCTCACTGAATTTAGAACTTCGTCCCCGTACTTACTTTGGACATATCTGTAAAGATCCGCGTTTGATAATGGCCATTCATTGCGAACATTTGTAATTCCTGCAGATATTAAAACAACCA